GAACAGGTAAGGGTAAGGGTAAAACCAACTCTGACATGAAGACTATGGGTCGTAATTTGGCAAAGATTGCCGCACAGAAGCGAGGCTAACATGGCTAAATACAGCAAAATGATGATGGGTAAAGAAGTTGGCGATGCCAAGGTCTATGCTCCTCCACACACGATGAAGGGCGAGAAAGTCGCTCCTAAAGAGAATCCTGGCTCTGGTAAGAACTTGAGCCGTGCTGACACTGTGGAAATGACTGTTGGTAATATCAATAAGTCTAATGGTGGCGAGCCTAAGACGTCCGGCATCAAGATGCGCGGTACTGGTGCGGCTACTAAAGGCTTGATGAGCAGAGGGCCGATGGCGTGAATTACGCCGACCTTGTCACGCAGGTAAGCGATTACTGCGAGAACTCTTTCCCAACTGACAATATGAATACGTTCATTCGTCAGGCGGAGCAGCGCATCTATAACACCGCGCAGCCTGCTAACTTGCGAAAGAACGTGACGGGCGCATTAACCACTGGCAATAAGTACCTTCAGTGTCCATTAGACTTTTTGTCTGTATACAGCCTTGCCGTATACCCGTACAACACTACGACAGCTACAGGAACGTCTGGTCAAAAAACGATTGTGGTGACCAGTACAACAGGTATTGAAGCGGGTCAACAAGTGACTGGTACAGGTATTGGTACAAATGCACAAGTTAGAAGTATTGCGGGGACTACGATCACATTAACAGTGGCTAATATCGGCACCGTGTCTGGGTCTGTGGTATTCCAAGGTGATTACCTGTATTTGCTTAACAAAGACGTTAACTTCATTCGTGAGGCCTATCCTCTGTCAGCACAATTAAGTGAGCCGCGCCACTATGCAATCTTTGGCCCCCGATCAGACGATGTAAACGAGTTGACGTTCATTGTTGGCCCTACTCCAAGTGCCGCATACATTGCAGAACTTCACTACAACTACTACCCCGAGTCAATTGTTACCGCCGGCACCACTTGGCTGGGTGATAACTTTGATTCTGTTCTGTTATACGGAACTATTTGCGAGGCTTATACCTACATGAAGGGTGAGGCCGATATGGTTCAGCTTGCTCAAAGCCGTTATGTACAGGCCATTGCTTTGTATAAAAACTTGTCGGATGGCAAACAACGTGCTGATGCTTATCGTGATGGTCAGGTCAGGACGGCTGTCTCATGAGTATTATTCAAACACAGACCACCAGCTTCAAAGCGCAGCTGTATCAGGGCATTCACGATCTTACGACTGATGTGATTAAGATTGCCTTGTATACGGCCAGCGCAGACCTTAATGAAGCAACTACGATCTATTCATCAACAAATGAAGTAGTGGCATCTGGTTACACAGCTGGTGGGTCTATTTTGACGCCAATTACTGTGGCATCCTCTGGATATACGGCCTATGTTGGGTTTCCTAACGTATCTTGGAATGCCGCATTAACAGCCAGGTGTGCTTTGATCTATAACGTCACACAGGGTAACAAGTCTGTAGCCGTACTGGACTTTGGATCTGACAAGACATCCACAACCACGTTCACTATCACAATGCCAGTAAATGGCCCAACCACTTCGTTAATTCGTTCTTCCAACTAAGGAGTCACTATGACTATTGAAAAACTTAAAGCCACTGACGTAGTCTCTAGCGGCCTAACTTGTAACATTAAAGCTGGCGAGGAAGCAAAAGCGACTGGCCTGTTTGAAATCAAATGCCATGATAAAGAAGGTAACTTAAAGTGGGAAGCCCAGTCTAAGAACCTCGTAGTCAACGTTGGCCTTCAGTATATGGCGGGTACAGCTCTGACTTCAGTGACCCAGATTACCACTTGGTACCTTGGCCTGTACGGTGCTGGTGCTTCTAATACACCTGCGGCTGGTGACACCATGTCTTCTCACGCTGGCTGGACTGAAGTTGTGGCTTACAGCAATGCAACCCGTGTGGCGGCTACGTTTGCAACGGCGACAACTGCTAATCCTTCAGTAGTCACTAACTCAGCTTCTCCTGCTACGTTTAACATCAACGGCACAACAACTGTGGGCGGGGCGTTCTTGACCAGCGGTAGTGCTAAGAGTGGTACAACTGGGACTTTGTTCTCTGCGGCTGACTTTGGCTCGCCCGGTGATCGCTCTGTAGTAAATAGCGACACTTTGTCTGTGACTTACACATTTAGCTTGGCAGGTTAATATGTCAGCGTGGGGTTCCGGCGCTTGGGGTGAAGGTGGCTGGGGCTTCACGGCTTTTTCAAGCACGGTTGACGAAACTGCAACAGGTACGGATGCAATAGCGGCGGCACTCAGTGTTAGCGCTTCGGTTAGTGAAACTGCCACAGGAACAGATGATGTAACTTCGTTGGTTACGGTTAATGCGGCGGTTAATGAGACAGGTACGGGCACAGACGAAATAAACGCAACGGCGGCATTTGGGTCTTCTGTCAGTGAGACAGCGACAGGTAGTGATGCCATAACTGCATTGCTCACGATGAGTGTCTCGGTTACTGAGACAGCAACAGGGACGGATGCGGTATCAAGTGTTCCTGTGTATGCGGCTACAGTTGCAGAGACAGCGACAGGTACAGATGCAGTAGAGTCATCTTTTGCGTTCTTAGTCACTGTTACCGAAACGGCAACTGGAACGGATGCGGTAGTAAGCAGTTTGTCGGTTGGTGCAAATGTTGTAGAAACTGCAACTGGAACCGAGGCAGTTGCGGCAAAAGTAACTTTTGTAGGGACAATAGCAGAGACTGCAACAAGCGCAGATACATTGACGGCGGCGGCGGCTTTTGTAGCCTCGATTGCCGAGTTAGCAACGGGAACGGATTCAATAACTGCGCGTCCATTCTGGGAAATTATTGATGACACGCAGACTGCAAACTGGCAAAATATCAGCAACACACAAACGGCGGCTTGGACTGCTGTTGTAACGAATTAGGAGCATTTAAATGGCTACAGGCGCAACAGGACAACTAGGTTTAGCTCTTCCCGTACAGGGCGAACTCTCCGGCACATGGGGCGATACCGTTAACAATGGTATTACGCAGTACACGAATATTGCGATTGCTGGCACGTTAACTCTGACCAATGACGGCGCAGTAACTCTGGCTAACACCACAGGCGATGCGTCAGCTTCTAACATCACATCCACCCTCACGGGCGCGGGTACAGTTACAGCCCAGTTTGCCATTGTGCGGGTCACGGGTACGCTGACCACTGCCAAGGTAGTCACGGCTCCCAGCTACAGCAAGACATACACAGTGGTGAACGCTGCCACTGGCGGTATCGTCACGTTTAAAGCATCAGGCCAGACTGGTGTTTCTATCGCCGTAGGCGAGACAGCGTTTGTTTACTTTAACGGCACAGACTATGTGAAGGTTGTCGGTACGGCTACGGCTGGCGCGGCTGGTGGTTCTAACACTCAGGTTCAGTTCAACAGTTCTGGCATCTTGGCTGGTTCTGCCAACATGACATTCAATGGCACAGGTTTGACGCTTGCTAATGATGCTTCTATTAGCGGTCTAACAGTAGGTCGTGGTGCAGGTGCTGTGGCTACTAATACTGCGGTAGGTGCTAGTGCTTTAGCGGCTAATACGAGTGGCCAACTTATTGTTGCGGTAGGTACTAACTCTTTAGCCGCTAATACATCTGGCGCTGGTGGAACTGCTATTGGTCGTGACGCATTAAAAGCCAATACTACGGGCGATTGGAATATTGGAATTGGAACAGATGCCCTACTTGTAAATACAGCAGGGTCTAATAATATAGGCATTGGTCAAAACGCGTTAGCCGCCAATATTACAACATCTAACAACGTAGCAGTAGGTTTTCAATCGCTATACCTAAACACGGAATCTTCAAACACTGCCGTAGGCTATCAAGCGGGTTACAACAACGCAGGTGGTGACTACTTAACTGTTGTCGGATATCAAGCAGGGAAGGGCAACACCTCTGGTCGATTTAACACTGCGGTAGGCAGGGATGCGCTCTTAACAAATTCAACCTCCAATGACAACACGGCAGTCGGAACTAATGCGTTAAAACTTGCAACTGTTGGAGGCAACACTGCGGTAGGCTCAAATGCTCTTGGCGTTAACAGCACAGGCGCAAGTAATATAGGTGTTGGTAATGGTGCTTTAACACGAAACACGACAGGCTCTAACAACGTTGGCGTGGGAGTTGATACTTTATCATTTAACGTTGCGGCATCTGAAAACACAAGTGTAGGTTATCAGGCTGGATATAGCATTGCATCAGGCGCGGGCAATGTTACTGTTGGTTTTTCTGCGGGCTACAACATTACAAGTAGTTACAACACCGCAATTGGTCGCTATGCAATGGGCGGTACTGGCGACAAATCGGGCGGCGGTTTCAATACTGCGATTGGAAACGGTGCAGGCGAAGAGTTAACTACAGGAGACAAAAACACTTTTGTTGGGTGGGCATGTGGCTATAAAATAACTACAGGCGCAAAAAACACAATCATTGGTGGCTATTCTGGCAACCAAGGTGGCTTAGACATTCGCACAGCAAGCAACTACATCGTGCTGTCTGATGGGGATGGGAATCCACGGGGTGTGTTTGATGGCAGCGGTAACTTGGGTATTGGGACGACTTCGCCATCATATAGATTAGACGTTTTTCAAAGCGGGTCAGTTAATGTGTTTCAAGTTCAAGGAAATGCGACAGATGGCTCAGTTTTAGCAAGATACTACCAATCAGCAAATAGTGGAGATAATGGGTTTATCGCTTTTTTAACAGAAACAGCACCAACCGCTAGGGGCACCATCACTTACAACAGGGCTGGTGGCCTTGTTGCCTACAACACAACTTCTGACTATCGTGCTAAAGACATTTATGGCCCTGTAACTAATAGCGGTTCATTGATTGATTCTGTTCCTGTTTACATGGGCAAGATGAAGGGTGCTACACAAGAACGCCCAATGTTTATTGCTCACGAAGTCCCTGCTTACGCACACACGGGCGAGAAAGACGCAGTAGACAAAGACGGCAAGCCTGTGTATCAACAGATGGATGCCTCTGCCCTTATCCCTGTGATGTGGGCTGAACTCCAATCCCTCCGCGCCCGTGTGGCACAACTTGAAAGCAAACCATGACAACCTTCACCACCACCATCACATCCATGTACACCTTGCAAACTCCTGACCCAGACTACGTGGTCAATGTTTTGTGGGAAGTCACTGGCGTAGACGGCACTTACACTGCCTCTATCGGTGGCAATACTCAGTTCAACTCTGCTGACCAAGTGGGTGCATTCATCCCCTACGATCAGTTGACAGAAGCAATCGTCATTGGCTGGATTCCTGAGTCAGCCATTACAAGCGCACAGCAGTGTGTGCAGGGACAAATCGACAGCTTGATTACACCGCCTGTCAGCCCTGCCGCACAGCCTTTGCC